ACGCTTTCGGATCCGACGCAATCCATTGAATCTGTCAAGGCTATTCTGGCGGACATATCAGCGCGTTATGGTAAAGGCAAAATTGCCATGCCTGCCGAAGCCGCTGCACCGTCATCTGATCGGCCTCCTTTGTCTTCGTTCTTTAAGAGATAAAAATGTTTGACATAGCGGGCGCAAAAGAAGCCGGATATTCGGATGCTGAGATTCAGCAATTTCTTATGTCTATGCCTGAGACAGCCGAAGCTAAAAAGGCTGGTTATTCAGACGCCGAAATATTTCAGCACTTTGGGTTAGAAGCTGCGCCACAAAAACCCGCCGAAGACCTGACGATGGGGCGCGCGGCTGAAGTTGCTGGCGGTGCTATCGCTCCTATTGCGGCTGCGGCTGGACTTGGTGGTCTTGTTGGTGGCCCTGTTGGCGCTGTTGCAGCTCCGGCAGCGTTAGGCGTCGCTGATCTGGCGACGACGCTTTACAACATAGCAGCTCCTAAGATCGGCACGTCACAAGTTAGAACGCCGTCTGACATTGCGCGTCAATATCTAACACCGCAATCTTTCCGTCCTCGCACGCAGGCTGAAGAGTTATTAGCCGCAGGTGTTGAAGGCGCGGGCGGTGCATTGACTGGCGCAGGCGCAGCTAATGTGTTGGCTAAACGCGCAGCGCCCGGCGTAATGCGTAACGTATTAGCGACAATGGGTGAGCGTCCGTTTGTTCAGACAGGTGCCGGTGCCGGTGCAGCGGTTGCGCCCGTTCGTGCTGAACAGATGGGTATTGAAGACCCGCGCGCGCTGTTGGCGACAAGTCTTGTTGGTGGTCTAGCAGGCGCAAGAGGCGCGGCAGGATTGCAGCAAACCGCTGAGTCAGCACTGGCCGCTGGACAACGCGGTGCTCTGCGTATGGTCGGCAAGCCGCCGTCAACTGAAGCTCTTGGCGAACGCGCGTCAGAAGCGTTTAACCGCGCTACATCGCTTGGCGTTCAATACGACCCGCAAGCATATCAATCTTTCTCAAGCGGTTTAGAATCTAGCCTTAAAGGTTATGATCCTGACTTTTCTAAATTTGCCGACGTGAAAGTAGCTGTTAACAAATTAAAAGATCTTGACAGCCAGCCATTGACTATTGAGCGCCTTCATAACGCGCGTCAGATGCTTGGCGTTTTGCGCGGCGACAAAGAAAAAGACGTGCGGCGTATGGCGGGTATCTTGACGGACAAGTTGGACGACTTTGTTACGAATGAAAAGAATACCAACGTAGCTGCGCGCATGACCACGGCGGGGCGTGACGCCGCTGATGCGCTTATGTCTGGTATCAAAGATTATAAGATGATGAGCAAGAGCGCTGAGATTGAGCGTCTGATTGAGCGCGCTGATCTGGTTGGCGGATCTGCGGAAAACATCGAAACACAGTTTCGCGTTCTGGCCCGCAATCCAGCGCGTTTGCGTAAGTTTACTGAAGATGAACAGGCGATGATTAAACGTCTCGCTAAAGGTCAGGAAGGATCTGCGCTTGCTAATTTTGCAAGTATGTTGTCGCCAACACGCAGCCCCGCCATGCTTGCGTCACAAGCGCTTGTGGGTGGATATGGTTTGTCCAGCGAAGATCCTTACGCCATCTATGGCGCTGGCGGTGCAGCTCTAGCCGGTGCGGCAGGGCGTGCGGTTCGTAACGCCTTGGCCCGACGCGCTGCGGGCAACGTCGCCGCTATGACGCGCGGCGCTCCGACCGCTGTTCCCTTCTCTGTTGAATACGCTCCTATCGCTGCGCCTATAGCGGCACAGGGCATAAATGCGATGGGTAGACGATGAACAACGAATATCAAGTATTCTTCGACGTCTCTATAGGCGTGGCTGGCGTCCTAGGCGGATGGGTATTGAATACCGTCTGGGGCGCAGTCAAAGATTTACAAGAAGCCGACAAAGAACTGGCTGAAAAAGTAGGCCAGATCGAAGTGCTCGTCGCTGGACGTTACGTTACACGCGAAGAGTTTAACACGACACTTAGTCAAGTGTTTATTAAGCTCGACACCATTAGAGACATCGTTAGTCAGAAAGCCGACAGATGAAAGAGAACTACGCCCAAGCGCTCAAGCAAGTTCTTAAATACGAAGGCGGATACGTTGACCATCCAAAAGATCCAGGCGGCCCGACAAATAAGGGAATTACGCAAGCGGTCTATGACGCTTGGCAAAAGTCACAAAATCTCCCGACACAAAGCGTTCGTAACATCAGCGACGCTACTGTGGCAGCGATTTATAAACAGCAATATTGGGATCGTATTCGCGGAGATGATCTGCCCGCTGGCGTTGATTTTGCTGTGTTCGATTATGCTGTAAACAGCGGCGTCAGCCGCGCAGCTAAGACCTTGCAAGCCGTTGTCGGCGTTACGCAAGACGGCGTGATTGGCCCTGCTACCATTCAAGCCACCAAGACTTATGTTGCGATGACAGTCACAAACAAACGGCTGGCGTTCATGCAATCCTTGTCGATCTGGTCTACGTTTGGCAAAGGATGGGCGGCGCGTATCGCAGACGTTAAAGCGCAGATCATCGCGCTTGTTGGATAGGATCGTATATATCGTCGCCGTTGCTGCGTCGATTTCATACGGTGCAAAACTAGCATTTATGCTTGGCATTTATTTCAGGAGGACAATGGAATGATTAAGAATTGGAAGACCACCATCCCAGGTATCATTACCTTGATCGGCGTCCTCTTCAACGCTTGGCAGACCAAAACGCTTGACTGGTCATCGCTTCAGGCTGCGCTTGTTGCTATCGGTCTGATCGGCGCTAAAGATTTTAACGTCACGGGCGCATGACAACTGCTATCTTAATTGGCTTATTTTTAACGGTGCTTTACGGCGGCGTTAAAATGTTAATCGCTGACGCTTATGATCGTGGGCGGCGTGAGGAAGTCACACGTCGTATGGATCTGCAAGCCAAACTGAAAGCGCAACAGACTAATGTCGTTATGGCCCCTAAAACCGTGGACGATACTATTACTGATCTCGACAACGGCACTTTCTAGCTGTCAGTCAACGAGCGGCGGGTCGTGCCCGCCACTCGCTCAGTATTCACTCGCTCAACAGCGCGCCGTTGCCGCTGAACTTAGGCGGCTCCGTGGAACCGAAACGGCTCAGTTTATCGTCGATTACGGCAAGCTCCGCGCGGCGTGCAGGCTTTAGATCTTCTTTCTTAGCGGGCGTTAAATTAGCGCGCTTTTTATAACCGATGTTAGCGCCGGTAGCGGCCTTCTGATTCACATAATCATTCGCAAACATCGCCGCAAACGCCTCATAATTCATCGCGTCAAGACGGCTATCAATATGCGTCGGATCACTGAAGGCGCGCGCGTTCTTAACGCAGACCATTATGGTCGCTACTTCAAAGGGGTGAATATCGCGGCCCAAGCGCAAAGATGCCAAATCAGCAACAAGCTGAAAATTATCTTCGATGCCACCGTAGTTCTCACCGCGCTCGCTTATGATTTCGCTTGCCTGTTGTAGTAGATCGTGCGGATTCATCTATTTCCCCTAATAGTTCGGCTCGCTCACGCAACATTCGCAACGTCGTGTAACGCTGATGCAAACGTATAATGACCGTAGACCGCCGAGCGTTCTTACGCTCGTCATTCAGAAGGCCCAATACCTCCTGTTCCGAGTAGTCCGTCAGGACTTCATTCAATTCACGCCAGTTCATTTAAGGCCAACTCCGACAGCGAGCGCTTGTCATGCAGGCTCGCATAGATACGCTCGTCAATAGTCTTATTACAAATCAAAACATAACACCACACATCTTTTGTCTGCCCGCTGCGGTGCAGTCGTCCGATGGTCTGTTCGTAAAGTTCAAGCGACCACGGCAACGATAAGAAGATGATCTTGTTGCCACCGAACTGTAGGTTCAGCCCGTGACCTGCGCTCTTTGGGTGCAGGGCCAAAAGCTCAAGTTCACCTTTGTTCCACTTGTCAACGACATTTTCATCGTCCATAGTAGAGAGTTGTGGATAACGTCGTTTAAGTTCCGCTAACTCTTCTTTGTAATTGTAGACAATTATTGTGTTGTCGTGTTGGTTTTCTTCGAGAATGTCGTCCAACAATCTGAACTTATGGTCTGACAGCCACTCTGCGCCTAGAAGCCCGTAGACAAACCCGCCAGCAAGTTGCTGTAGTTTTTGCGTGACAACCGCTGCGGTCGGTGCTGTAATGGTCTGTCCTAGTTCGAGGACAAACTCCCGCTTCATTTTATTATACGGCGCTAAATCCATACTGCACGTCATCGGTATGACGTTGAGCGGCGGCAACTTATCTTTATACTCGCCCGGCTCTAACACATATGTCGCTGGTTTGATTGTTGCCATGACTTGGTTAAGCGCTCCGGGCAAAGGTTCCCATTGCTGATACTCACGATTGACGCAGTAAAAATATTGCTGAAGAAACGCGCCTTTAGATCTGCCGAGTAAAGTTTGATCGACAACCTTGCATTGACCGAACACGTCTTCAAGACCGTTTGACGTAAACGAACCGGTCAATCCCCAACGAATATAAAACTTGTCGAGGATCTTTAACAAGTATTTAAACCTTTTACCGCTTGGGTTTTTTAATCGCGTAAGCTCATCAAAAACCACAGCGTCAAAGCCAGTGGGATCAATGCTAGGAATATTGTCATAGTTCGTCACCACAATGTCAGCGTCAGAGTCGAAGGCGGCTTTGCGTTGCGCTGGCGTGCCAACTGCAACAGATATATCAAATTCAGGGCACCATTTCTGCCCTTCCTGTCGCCAAACATCAGTGCAAACACGTTTTGGCGCAAGCACTAACCAGCGTTGCACAAAGCCGCGCGCTAACATTTCTGTCATTGCGGTTAACGTTATTGCGGTTTTACCTGCGCCGACTGGCGCAAGAATCATTGCTCTGTTTTGACAGAAGAGGAAGTCTGCGGCTTCATGTTGATACGGTCGTAAGTCCATCTATCTACCTGTTCACGATTCCAGAGGCACGCATAACGCTGATTCAACTTCTTCATATCTTCGGCAAATATTTTTTGTAACGCGGACAGCTTGCCGCCGTCTTTTTTTAACTCTACAAACCACGTCTCGCCGTTTGGCAAACAGACAATTCTGTCAGAAACGCCGCGATTTGATAGGCTGTTAAATTTAAATGCAAGGCCGTTAAGTGATTGAACTGACTTAACAAAGTATCGTTCAATATCTTTTTCCAAATCAGTCATAAAAAACTTATTGACACATCTGTAATAAATTGTCTAGTATCCGAATCACAGAAAGGTAATATAAAATGCACTCAGATATCGTCGGCGGTTCTACTGCGAAGCGCGTAATTAACTGCCCAGGCTCAGTAAAGCTGGCGCAATCTGTTCCCCCAAAACCATCATCAAAATATGCTGAAGAAGGATCACTGTTACATGACGCGATGGATAAGATCCTCTCTCACGGTGCATCTCCTGATGACTTTGGTCTTGGCGATGATCTCATTGAGCGTAAACTACGCCCTGCCCTTGACGCGTTGAATGAGATTGATCCTGACACACAGATGGAATTTCAGACTGAAGTTTCCGTCTCATTCGGAGGGTATCTAGCTGGCGTATTTGGATCATGTGACCTCATTGGTCGTATTGGCAATCGCGCAATTGTTCTCGATTGGAAGTTTGGTGATGGGGTGGCGGTGGATGCTGTCGAGAACCATCAGCTTATGTTTTATGCCGCTGCGGCTATGCGGACTGAAGAGGCCCGCTGGGCGTTCGAGGGCATCACTGAAATAGAGTGTGTCATTGTTCAGCCGCCATATGTTAAGCGCTGGATGACAACACCCGGACGCATCAAAGCATTTGAGCGTGAGCTGTATGATGCTGTAACGACAGCGCTACGCCCTAATCCGCCTATAGCGCTTGGCGATCATTGCAAATGGTGCCCTGCTAAACCTATCTGCCCTGCAATGACAGGCGAGACAGAACGCGCGTTACGGACTAAACTTAACACCATTACGCCAGAGGGCTATAGCAATGCGCTTATTATCGCTGACCGCGTTGAAGAGTGGGCTAAAGAAGTTCGTGACATGGCGCAGCAAGCGCTTGAGAACGGTATCGCTATCCCAGGATATAAACTTGTGCCAAAGCGCGCCACTAGACAGTGGGTCAACGACGAAGGCGCATTGGAAGCTCTTAGAGAAATGGGACTTGAGCTTGATGAATTAACAGAGACGAAGTTAAGATCGCCAGCGCGGCTAGAGAAGGTGTTGAAGAAACACAAGCTAGAACTGCCGAAAGATCATGTCGTCGCTGTTTCCACGGGTAACACGTTAGCGCCGGAGTCAGATCCGCGCCCTGCCGTTGTTACAATAGGCAATGACATCCGTCGTGCCTTCTCTAAACTACAGGTAAAGTAATATGTCTAATCTAGTAAAATTTGGTGGTGCTAATCTTCCGTCCGTTGCGTCGCTCTCGACAGCGTTGCGTTCTATCGAAGCTGATGTCGGCCCTATCGGCAGCGTTATCCTGAAAATGGATAAGACTGGTCATTGGGTTTACGGCGCAGATCAGACGGAAGTTGAGAAAGAAACGCTGTGGGCGATCAATCCTTATAGCTTTGTGCATGGCTATATTGCTTGGGGCACGGGCGAAGTTCTGGCTGAGAAGATGGTGCCGATCTCGGATCCATTGCCAGATCTTGACCCACCACCACCCGGCGCACAGGCTGGCTGGCAGCCACAGGTCGGTATGGCGTTGAAGTGCTTGTCAGGTGAAGACAAAGGCATGGAAGCGCGTTACGCTGTAACGTCAGTAGGCGGCAAGCGTGCAATGCACGCGCTGGCGCTGAAGATTGCTGAACAGGTTGATAGCGATCAGACTAAACCAGTTGCTGTCGTAAAGCTCGGCAGCGATCACTACGCCCACAAATCATATGGCCGCGTTTACACGCCGACATTTGATATTGTGGAATGGATTGGCATGGATGGCGCGGATGAAGTTGCGGAGCCTGCTCCGTCAGCGGATACAGGTCGTCGTCGTCGAAGCTGATATTCATCTAGGTAAGATCGTTTCCTAGATGGATCGCGGGGTGGCTCGCGTGACAACAGCCACCCCGCACTTTTCAAAGAAAGATAAGAAGATGGCCGAACGTAAAGTTTGGAATGATGCAACGCGCCTTACGCCCAAAGAACAACAGGTCTATGATCTGTTTCGTAAAGGCTTTAAGGCCAAAGACATCGCCGTAATCCTTGGTATTACGCCAAGGGCGGCGCAGACAAGACTAGCTCTAGCAAAGGATAAGGTGCGCTGTGGCGGATGACAATCATATGTTTCAACAACTTTACGCCGCGTATCAAAAAACCGGCGATACAATATATCGGTCGGCGGGCGAAGAAATTGTCCGCCTCCGCAAAGAGAATGATCGATTAGTAGAATTACTTATTAGGGTTAACACCGGTAGTGCTCAATTAGTATCTCAAATTGAGCGGCTACGTGAGGTGCTAGACGCTGCTTGTGACATATTAAAGGAGACTAAATGACATGAGCAAATTATTCGTTCCGGCCTATTGGCCGTTCTTTAAGTCTGGCGAGCTACGCCGCTTTGATTACTCTGCGCCGGATACTCCGTCGTTCACGTCTGTGTTTAGCTACGACAAAGGCAGCGACAGCATGTTGTATAACAACTACGACAGCGCTGGCACATGGTTGAACAAATGGTTCTATCAATATCGTCCTGGCTTCGGTGTCGCTGAATGGCGCGATGATTATCCAGGCAATAAGAAAGTCGTGCTCAATCCGCCGATTGGTTGGGGCGAATTTCAGGATGTTGGATCTGATTACATTAATTATCCTAAGTTCGACTTTTTTAAATGCTGGCCGCCAGCGACGAGTAATGGCGTGCAGATTGTGCATTTTGAAGAACACATATCACAGATGAATGTGATGGGCGCGTATTATCAAGACGTGATCCAATTCACATACTTGCAGAACTGGAACGGCAAGCCCGCAACAGGCGCGCGCTATTGGATGGCGCTCGGCGTTGGGCCGATCAAGACGCAGTTCGTAACGCAAGATGCAAATGACAAAACTAAAATAACGGAGTCAGTCGTATGGGACGCGAAGATAACGAAGGTCGGTTAAAAGAACTGATGGGCGACTTACTGTTCACCATTAAAGAATATTCAGAGAAAAATGAGAGGCCAGATGAAATACTTTTTGTGCTCGACCGCATTACTCATGCTTACCGCGCAGCCTTTGAAAGCACAACAGATCAGCGTATTCAACGGCCCGAATGGGCCGGTGATGACGGAACTGAGCTACCCCAATGAGAACTTTTACTATCTTGGCAATGATGTGATTTCTGCGCCGAAGATCGGAAACTACACAGTTTATAACGGGCCTAATGGCGAACTGTTAGGGAGTCGCGTCGATGGAATCGACGGCTACGCCGACTAAGTTATATAGGCACTTCGACAAAGACGGCGCACTACTATATGTTGGCATATCAACAAATGTAGTAGTGCGCTTGTCGCAACATAATAAATACTCTCATTGGTTTGATGAGATTACGAACATAACAATAGAATCTTATCCAACGCGCGATGACGCTCTAGCTGCTGAAACGAAAGCCATACAGACAGAAAATCCAAAATATAACATTGCTAAAACTAAGAAGCCTTATGAAAGATGGTCAGTAAATGTTGAAGAGGCGATGTTAAGATCGCGCGCAAAATTAGATGGGGATGTTATAAAATTTGGAGTTATGTATTCGCCTGCAAGCGCGGCGTCTGCTTTAGAAATGAGTTCGCGCGTAATGCAAGAATTAATACGAACGAAGAAAATCGGCACTGTTACAATACCCGCGCAACCCGGTTTATCTCCGCACGGCACACCATTCAAGGAAAAGATTTGCGTTACTGGTTGGCAATTAATGGAATACGTTGAACATTTGATGAAAGAAAACAAGTGATCTGGTTGGATTTTGAAACACGAAGTGAATGTGACCTGAAGACGGCGGGCGTATATAACTACGCTCGTCATCCGTCTACGCAAGTGTTGTGCATGTCCTACGCTGTCGGCGACGGCATGGTGCAGACATGGCGTCCGGGTCAGTTAATGCCGATCCTCACCGACCAGATCCGCGCGCACAATGCAGCGTTTGAGCGTCTGATCTTCTGGCATGTGTTAGGCCATCAGATCCCATTAGAACAATTTTATTGCACCGCAGCGCAAGCCCGCGCCAACTGCGCGCCGGGTAGCTTAGAAGATGTCGCGCGCTTCGCTGGCACGAACATGCGGAAAGACCATCGCGGTAATTATCTTGTGCGCCAGTGTTGTATGCCGCCGTTCAAAGATGAGTTAATACCAGAGCTAATTGAATATTGCGAACAAGACGTGCGGACAATGCGCGCCGCTAGTCAGGCTATGCGAGATCTGACCGATGATGAACTGGCAGATTATCATACTAACGAACGCATTAATGATCGTGGTGTTCGTATTGATGTCCCTCTATGCCAAGCGGCGGTCAGATACGCGGCTGATGAATTACAAGAGATTGAGCGCATCGTCCGTGAGGTCACGAACGGCGAGATCACATCAGTTCGCAGTCCTAAGATGCGACAGTGGGTTCAGGACAGGCTCGGCCCCGAAGCCCTCAAGCTCATGGAGCGCGACGACAAGTTTTCGATTGACAAGACTGCGCGTGCGAATCTTCTGGCGATGGACGATCCTGAACAAGTGCCGCCAGATGTTGCCGAAGTTATACAATGCGCTGACGATCTATGGGCTTCTTCTGTAGCAAAGTTCAAACGCCTCTTCGATCTAGCCGATGAAGACCATCGCGTCCGTGGCGCGTTCGTGTTCGCTGGCGGCAGCGCCACCGGTCGCGCGTCATCTTACGGCGCGCAGGTGCATAACTTCACGCGCATGTGTGCAGACGATCCAGAAGCCGTGCGTCACGCTATGGTGCGCGGTCACAAGATCGTGCCGAAATACGGCAAGCGAATCACTGACGTATTAAAAGGTATGTTACGCCCTGCGATTATTCCGGCGCGCGAACATCAGTTTGTTGTCGCTGATTGGTCGGCCATCGAAGGTCGCGTAAATCCGTGGTTGTCTACTAGAGGCAAAGATAAGTTAAAAATTTTTGAATCTGGATTAGATGTTTACAAAACAAATGCCGCTGCAACATTTAAGACAACATACGACGAAGTATCAAAAGACCAAAGACAGGTCGGTAAGGTTCAAGAACTAGCGTGTGGATTTGGTGGCGGCCTTGGCGCGTTTGGTGCGATGGGCCGCATTTATGGTATAAATTTACCTGAGTTCGAAGCGCGCAAGATGGTTGACGCATGGCGTCGCGCTAACCCTTGGGCCGTTTACTTTTGGGAAGCACTAGAGAT